TCTAATGGGCGTAATGTATGTTGCGCGTGTTCTGATCTTCTACTGTCATCCCATAAGACTTTGTAATAATAATGAACCGACCCTGCGCTGTTTGTTTTAGTAAATACTTCTGTTATTTTGCCGTTGCGATAGCGTGGGGGGATGGCTGACGATGTATAAGAAATTTTTTTTACTGATTGCCCGATTGCATATTTTTGCCCGACTAGAATTGCCATAAGAGTTTGTTTTGTAGTTTTTTTATTTTACCAAATTAGTCAAATAGGTTATTGACGTATCCATTTAATTATATTATAATAGGAATGTAAGCAAAACAAATCAAACAAAATGGCAAGAGCGCAAAAAGTCAAACCACACTTCATCGTTTTCTATCACGATCTAAAGCATCCATTGAGAGAACCTTGGAACACTCGAACAACTCCTTATGAGATTTGGAAAGAGTATCACGATGACATAATCTTTGATGCTCCTTATTACAGCATCTTGGGTTATTTCGACACTAGACAAGAAGCAAAACAATTCGTTCAACAACACAAATTACAGGAGGTTCAGTAAATGGCTAACAGAGAAAAGGGAACAGCGGACGCTGACAAGTATTCTGAACTGATTCAGGTACTTGTTAAACCCGCAACAAAAAAAGAATTACAGACACGCGCGATTATTGAAGGAAAAACTCTTTCTTGTCTTTTGCGCGATGTTTGCGAAGATGTAGCAGATCAAGAATACGAGGTTCAATAAATGAGATTTCTCACTTATGGTAATCAAGATATTCAAATTTCTGTTGTTTCAAATGGTAGTTGTAATGGCTTTCGATGGTTAACATCTAAACAATTTGATAAATCAGCAAAAAAATTGGAGAAACAAATTGAAAAAAGAAGAAAAACCAAAAGCGGGTCGAATTGAATTTGACGTTAAAAGACAATTATGGATTGTTTTTAATGGCGAAGAATGGGTCGAAGTCGATCTTAAAAAACATCGTTGCAATTTCAATAATCCGAATATGAACAAATATTAAATATTGAATATTGACACCCTGCCATTTTGTGCCATTGTGTGGATGAATTAAACCAATTATGACCACAAACAAACCAATTCGTGTACAAATCAAGCCACAAATTGTCGCGCTTTTAGAACCAATAAAACCAGAACATCAGACTATGGCTACTTTTATCAATGATATGCTTTTTCGAGCATCAAAGGGGTTGACACCATATGCTACCCTGAATTTATCAAGCGAACAAAGTTCGCCAGAAAAAACAAAAGAAAAAAAACAAGAGAGCGCAGATAAATTCTCTAATATAGAATCTATTAATAAGAATAAGGAAAAGAAAAAAATTGACCCTTTTGCTTCTGCGAAGATCAAAAAAGAATTAATTCCTGATGATCTACAAAGACACGCGGATTTAATTGTTGAATGGTGGCCGATAAGACATAAGAAAAAAGCAACTTGCAGCGAAAAGGTCGCGCAACGCATTTTCAAGACTTTAAGATCGTTTACCCTTGATGAACAGATTAGAGCGCTAGAAATGGCAATTATCGGGGGTTACAAAGATGTTTATAAACCAAACGACAAGAAATTCTTTAAGAAAGAAGAACCAGTTGTAAATCATCCCGCATCAAGAGTATTTACAGCGGAGAGGGGTTTTGAATAATGGAAAGACTTGCTGATGTTGGTTCTATCATCAGAACCTTAAAAGCGGGATTACATAAGCCAAACCCCGCAAATCCTGATCGCAAGATGTGGACGCTGACCGATCTCGACAAGAAGACGGACGGATGGAAAACTGTTGAGGACGATTGCAACAATGCAAAATCACGATTCCCAAAAGGTTATCAGGGCGTAAAGCATCGAAATTTAGCTCGATCAAACGAACCTGAAGAACGTGTCGAAGTTATCGACCCAAAAGATTATCCAACAATTTAAACCAATGGAAACAAACGATTTACCACTTTTTAATTATCCAGTTGCACCGAGCAACAAAACAGAAACATCAAAAGATGCCGCCGAATCTATCAAAGACAAAATAAACGGGATGTGCCTTGAAGTCTTACGATGTGTTAGAAACTATGAAGAAGGGCTGACTTGTGACCAAGTAGAAGAAAAACTTGGGATGAAGCATCAAACAGCATCAGCCCGCCTTAATGACTTGTCAAAATGTCAACCCGCGTTCCTTCAGCATCGTTTCGATTCATCAACAGGGAAACCTTTAAGACGCCCTACGCGAAGTGGCCGAACAGCAAGAATCTATTTTGTGACGCCTTACGGGATGTCGGTGGCATGAAAAAATTACTTCCGCCGCTTCCTATCGCAAGGATAGAAAAAACCCATAAATACATTTGGGAACCGACAGGCGAACAGCTTGCATTTTCGACAACTCAAGTTTGCAATACAAAAACGCCTGAACAATTAGAAAACATTGAACGCTACCGCCATAAATGGCAACCACGGGGAGAAACAGCGCATTATGCTTTGCAACAACGGATGCTAGGCAATGACAAAATCGAAATGGGCGATTATGAAGATTGGATTAAGCCGTTGATGGATTTGGAACTGTGGGAAGATTTTGAGCCGTGGGCGGTTGAATATATGCTTTGCGATCTTGAAAAATCTGTCGGCGGTCAACTTGATCTTCTGGGCTACGATAATAAATCGCAAAAACTTATGTTGATTGATCTTAAAACACAATCGCAAAAGTATGCTAAGCCTTATTCAACAGACGCGCAGATGGGAAGCTATCTTGAAGCGCTTGCAGAACATCACAAAATTATTCCTGATGTATGCAAAACAATCTGGGCTAGACCGAATAGATGTATTGTTGGCGAAGATCAACACACGATTGATTGCGCTTATGCTTGGTCGCAAGCGTGGAAAAAATTTGATTCTGAACAGGGGGGATTTTAATGAAAATTGAACTAACTGAAAAACAATTGTTTGACATAGAGTGGTCAATATTAATTGCTGTTGATACAGTTCAACAACGATATGAAAAAGAAAAAAAAGAAATAGAAAGTCCGCTTACTAAAAAACTTTTAAAGCTACACGATTACATACAAGAAGTAAGAAAAGAAAAAGACAAGACCACAAGAAAAACAGAAAGCGACCCTTTTGACCCTTATAAAAGAAAGTATTACGCGAGCAAAGGTTTTTATCAGCAATTACACGCCGCCGATATGATGGGCTATAAATCTGAAGGTACCCTAGTTAAATATCGTAAAAATGGTGTGTTAAAAGAGAACATACATTGGATACGAACTGTTGGTAGGGGTATTTCATATAACCCAGAAAAATGTAAACAAGCTATTGAAGAAGCAAAATTTGTTGGTTACTGATGAAAGAACTTGAATTTCGGGTTGTAGGTTTACCCGCGCCGCAGGGTTCAAAAACTTTAACAAGATACGGCGGTTTGATCGAATCAAGCAAAAGGGTCAAGCCGTGGCGTCAGGATATTATTCACGCGGCGCTTGAAGCGTTTGCAGGCAACCCATTTAATGAACCCGTGCAAGTTTCTATTGAATTTATAATGCCGCGCCCTAAAAGCCATTTTGGAACGGGTAAAAATGCAGAAATTTTAAAAAATAACGCGCCTTTTTTCTGCACTAGCAAAACAACAGGCGATGTTGATAAATTAACTCGAAGTACTCTTGACGCTTTATCTGTTACATCCGGCGGAACTGTTCTTGCTGATGATTCTCTTGTTGTTTGTTTGCAGGCATTAAAACGCTATGCAAAACGATTTGAACACATTGGGGCAAATATAAATATAAAAACTTTTGACAAACCTGAATAAATTGGTAGACTAAAGAAACTAGACTAATACTTAAATGTCAAACCAAACAAAACCAATCGAAATCCCAAATCTGGGCGGTCTTATTACAAAAGACGATATTTATTACAAGGGCAAAGTTCCTTACTGTTCTTGGGCGAAAACAGCGCAAAGAATAAGAGAACACGCGCCGAACTGGTTTTTTGCTTTAGAACCTGACCCAAACGGCCAACTTGTTTGGATGGCTCCCGACAATACTGGTTATCTGATGGGCTATTTCAAAAACATTGAAACAGGAATACAATTGCCCTTTTACCCTTACGCGGTTACAGGTTACGGAAACAAAGCTATCGAATACGGGTCAATCTCTACTAATGACATACAAAAAGCGCATCGAAGATGTCTTTGCGCTTGCGCCTGTTATTCTTTCGGCGATGCCTTTGAATTATGGGCGGGTCTTGAAGTAGAAGATGCAAAGAAAGAAGAAGAAGCTGAAAAGCCACCAGAAAAAGAAGGCGTAACAAAAACACCGACAAAACCCAATCAAGAACCCGACAAAGATTATTTAATTCCTAAAGCAATTAATCCTGATGCAAGGGATTTGATTTGTCAGGATATACGCGAATCAGGTCATCAAGAACAAATTTTGAAAGACTTTAAAGAACATTTTAAATTGAAAGTAAAACAAGTACGTCCTGAAAATATTACATTATCTGAACACGGCAGATTTTTGCGGCAAGCTGTTGAAAAGTATAAAG